ATTGATAATGATTATAATATATTACGTATGCTTGAAGAGTGGATGAATTATATTAATCCAGTATATAATGAATCAAATGGTAGGTATGATGGAGCTGAGGGAAGTCAATTGAATGCGTATCAAGAAAGAAATACATATTCAAGATTTAGATATCCAGATGATTATCGAAGAAAAATACAGATTACTAAATTTGAGAGAGACTTTCTACAGAATCCAAATGATAAGAATAATACTTTTAAAAATATGCCACTGTTGACATATCATTTTATTGATACATTTCCAGTTAATATTAATGCCGTTCCAATGTCTTATGATGGAAGCACATTTTTACAAGTAACAGTGGTCTTTACTTATTTGAGACATACGATTGAAAAACATGGTAATGCACAACAGTCAGTTAGGGAAAGACTTTCAACTAATCAATTAACTCAGGTAAATCCACTTCTACCAAAGGCAATTGGAAATGAAATTGCACCAAGTTCAACTGATCCAAATCCAACTAAACCAGTGGGATTCGTACGTGGTGAACCATACTATGGGCCTTTCCACATTCATCAAAGATCAGATGGTACAGTTGTAAAAATGGTTGGTGCGAAGCATCTTCCTTATCCTCATGCTATAATATATGACACAGTTAGAGAAAGTTTATCTTCTGATAGTGTAATTGTTGGTGATCCCGTAACAGAGATCAATCCTCCTGCACAACAACAGGAACAACAGCAAGAGCAACAACAGGAACAGCAACAAGAGCAACAACAAGAACAGGAACAAGAGCAAGGACAGCAACAAGATACTACTGCACCAGCAGCACCAACTAATCTATCAATAGCCACTGGTTTATCTGATAATACACCAACAGTCACAGGAAATGCAGAGGCAAATAGCACTATTAAACTATTTAATGGATCTGCATTACTTGCTAGTACAACGACAAACTCAAGTGGATCATTCTCTGTCACAGTTTCCACTCCATTACCAGATGCCACATATACATTCACATTAACAGCAACTGATGCTGCAAATAATGTTTCAAATTCCTCTGGTATTTCATTCATAATAAGCACTGGTGGTCAAGGTGATGGTGGTTACTATGGTTACTAAAACCTTGCTATATACAATACTGAATAAAATATTATGCCTTTACCAAAGATAGCGACCCCGACTCATGAATTGGTTTTACCATCAACGGGAAAGAAAATTAAATACAGACCATTCCTCGTGAAGGAAGAAAAAATATTAATTCTTGCATTAGAGAGTGAAGATCAAAAGCAAATTACGGATGCAATCAAATCTACTTTAAAATCTTGTATTCAAACAAGAGGTGTAAAAGTTGAGGAACTTCCTACATTTGATATTGAATATATCTTTTTAAATATACGTGGTAAATCTGTAGGTGAATCATTAGATGTTATGGTAACTTGTCCTGACGACGGTAAAACACAAGTAGAACATAAAATTTATATTGATGAAATACAAGTGAGGAAAGATGAAAAACATAATCGTGATATTAAACTAGATCATTCTCTAACTTTAAGAATGAAGTATCCTTCATTAAATCAGTTTGTTGAAAATAATTTTAATCCATCAGCTGATGATACTTTAGAAACATCTATGGGTATTATATCATCGTGTATTGATGTAGTTTACAGTGAAGACGAATCATGGGCTGCTTCTGACTGTACAAAAAAAGAGTTAGATGAGTGGTTAGAAACTTTAAATACAAATCAATTTCAAGAAATTGAAACTTTTTTTGAAACTATGCCTAAACTTTCTCATACGATTAAAGTAACTAACCCTGAAACAAACGTTGAAAGTGAAGTTGTAATGGAGGGTCTGACAAGTTTTTTCGGATAAGTATGTCTCATATTGATCTTGAGTCATACTTCAAACTTAATTTTGCCTTGATGCAACACCATAAATACTCTTTGACTGAAATTGAAAACATGATGCCTTGGGAGAGAGACATTTATGTTGGGTTATTAAATCAATATATTGAAGAGGAAAATTTAAAAGCAAAACAAGCGAGTATGTAAATGATTACACCGAACATTGCACCTAGAAGAATAGCAGGATCTACAGCCGCAGGCTTGTTTTCTGCTGCGAAGAGCAGTGTTCGGGCGATGGAAAGAACAACTAATACAATAGTAAAGTCACCAGATATAACAAAGAATGAAAAGTTAGGGATAAATTACGTTCAATTTTTTGGATCAAAAAAGAATGCAAAGATATTAAAGAAGAGTTTAAAAACGATAAGAGATTCCCTAGTTGCAACATTTGCAATCGCAAAACTACTAAAATCAGAAATAACTAAAATCTCAAAACTCTTTGGAGAATCTGGAGGAGGGAAAAGAGGAGGAGGTATATTAGGATCTTTACTTGGATTTGGTGCTCGTGGAATAGGTTTAGGTATTCGTGGAGCAGCACTTGGAATTAAATCATTACTATTTTTTGCAAAATTTTTAGCAAATCCAGTTGTCCTTAAGATTTTAGGTATTGCTGCAGCAGTTGGTGGTACTTTTACTTTAGGTAAGTTTTTATTTGACAATCGAGAAAATATTAAAGAATTTATATTCAGTCGTGCAAAAGGTATATACGATACTCTGGAAAGAGTTATTCAAGGTATTGTTGAATCAGTTATAGGAAAAACATTTAAGACTGATGTTTTATCTAATGTTGAGCTTGAAAGTGATAGAAGAATAGAAGAAGGATTTGGTAAGTTGACACAAGAAGAAGATATGACTCAGCAAGATGCGATGCTTCAAGCCACTTTAAACGAAATTAAAGTATTGGAAAGCGAAAGAGATAAATTAAATACTGCTCTTGACGAAGGGACTTTTGTTGATGATATGACTACCAAACAAATGAGAGAGAAACGAAATGCAATCAAGAACAGAATAAGTGATTTACAAACGGGAGATAGCACTCTAGATCAATTTTCTGGTATTAAAGCTTTTGATCCTCGTAATATTTTTATCAGAACATTTTTTGGAAATAAGTTAAAAGAAAGAAGCACTACACAAGCTGCATATTTCAGATCAGCAGATGGTTATGAAACAGCAAGTCCAGAAAAAAAATTGAAGATGTTAAATGAATTAAAAAGTAGATTTGAAACTCAAGGTGATACTAAACAGATTAAAACTGTTTATACTCAAGATTTAATAGAAGGTAAATTAAAACCTCACGAGATACCACAAGCTTTAGATATGATTCAATTTGCTGATCTATTGGATGCAGAGAAAGTAGCAGGTGATCCAGATAAAATAACCGTTGATGATCTTCAGTTTAGTGATAATGATACAGTTAAACCACTTACTTTAGAAGATGTAATTAGAAGTGTCCCTAAATCAGAACGTCCTAGTCAAACTTTTCTTAAAAATATACCTACATCAGGTTTAACTGGCAATGTCACTCCGAAAGTAAATTCATCTGGAACTGATCTCATTCAAAATCAATCTAAAGCTTCCTCTTCACCTTCATTTATTATACATTCTAATATTAATCTAGATAATAATTATCGAGATTATAATGCTTCAGAACTTGGTATAACTTTTTAATTAATAATTATGTTAAATTCTCCATTAAAAACAGTTGTAGATAAAATTAAACCCGTAAAAAGTAAATCTACGGTTAGTTCTCTGAAGTTTGAAAGATCTTCCGACTTTAAAAAATTAATTAGATTTATTAAAGATGAAACAGAAGAACTTGAAAAAATTAAACTACCAACTAAATCAGATATAGAACCAAAATCTGAAACTCCTTTTCTTGGTTTGCTTGGCATTGGAGCGTTTGGTGGATTACTGGCACTTTTTGGTGGTGATAAAGAAAATAAAAAGAAAGCTCGTATTCCATCATTTGGAGGTGGAGCAAAACTTGCTATACAATCTAGAGCTTTGGGTGGTCGTTCAAATAAAACATTTAGAGATTTGATGAAAAGAAAAAAGGTTGATCCTAGAGTAGTAAGAGTTAAAACAATATTTGATAAAGTTTTTAATAGATCAAAAAAAGCTTTGAAAGCAGAATTAAAAGCAAATCCTTTGATTGCAAGCATTAATAATACTTTAAGTAAATTATTAGAGAAAAAAGTTAGATTAAGAAAAAATTTAGATAGAATGGCAAGAGAGGGTGTACCCATGTCTGATGGACTTTATATGGATACTTTGATTGAATTTGAAGGAACAAAAGCTGACATTAAAGAAACAAAAAAAAGATTAAAGAACATTAAAAATGTATTTAAGGAAAAAATTAAATTTGATAAAAAAAGTTTAAGTGCGATTAGAGAAATGATAGAGGAATCTAAACTTCCAACAAAAGAGGGTAGATCATCATTAGAGTTTTTAGATAGAGCAAGGGAACTTGATCCTAGATTTAAAGATGTTGAAAAATTTATTAAAAAAATGGATCCACTTGCGTTTGATCCAAAAACAATTCCATCATTTAAAATACCATTCTTTAAAGATAGAATGGGTGCTAATTTTAGATTTACTCCCAGAGAACTTATAGATGATGCTGCTACTAGTGTCGGTGAATTTACGAAACCACTTAGAACAAAAGTTTCAAGTTTTGGTGCATCATTTATGAAATCTAAAAAACCGATGTTTGGAATTAAAACTGGTATTAAGGGAGTTAGATTTCTTTTTAGTAGTAAAGTATCATTTACCGCTATGCTTGCAGGTTTACTTTTTGATTCTTATGATATGATTAAAAATCGGGATGATCCTTTTACTGGTCTTTACAATGTTTTTGTTGAATATAATAATACTTATGGTGCAGGTAAAGGTGATCCTACTAAACTCAGAGTTTTTAAAGGTAGAAGAACTACTGCAACGATGGGATTTGCATCACAAGATTTTGTGGATAAAGTGAATGCAGCAAGAGATAGGGAGAATCAGGAGATATTAAAAAGAAGAAACGCAGCTATTGAAGCAAACAAAAACTCCAATAACTCTAATATTATTCCATTTAAAACAGAGGCAGCTGGCCAGTCACTTATTAATATGTCAATAACACCTCCAAACACACAATCTAAAATTATCGGTTCAAAATTAAATAAACAGTAATGGCACTTGCAATCTCAGCACTTAAATATAACTACGTTTCAATTCAAAATGTTGACTCTGGAAAACCAGCAACTGATTTGACAAGACATTTAGTGCACACAGAATATTTTGAGGACTTACTGAGTCCAGTTATTACAATGAAGATAAAAATTACATCTGAATTCAATTACATTGCATCAGTTCCGATTCGTGGTGGAGAGATGATTGCTTTTAGTGCCGAAGTTGGAGGGACAACAATTCAGTTTGGTGAACTGAATGATGATGGCACGATAAAACCAGATTCTGGTGAATTGTATGTATATAAATTATCAGATATGAGTCAACCATCACAAGCACAAGATTTTATATTAAATATTGCTTCTTTAGAGTTTATTAAAAATGAAACTTCAAGATGTCAGTTTAAATTTAAATCGCAAACAATTGATAAACATATAAGACAAATACTTGGGCCTCATGTTATGAATGTAAATCCAGATAAAATATTGGATAAAAATATAGAGGAAACAGAAAATACTTATACTTTTATTGGAAATAATCGCAAACCTTTTTATACAATTGAATGGTTGTGTCCGAAGGCAATTACTAATTCAGTTCAAGGGGTATCTGGTATTGGAACTGATAGTGGAAGTAATAATGCAAAAGGAAAAGGTACTGCGGGATTTTTATTTTACGAAAATAGAGAGGGGTTTAATTTTAAAAGTGTTGAATCATTAGTTAGATCAACAACATTGAAGGATAACAAAAAGAAATCAGTAGCAAGTTATGTGTATAAAGGTTTTGGTGCCACTGGAAATCCTTATAATATTGATGAAAACACTAATATAAATGCTTTTTATATGAATAAATCAACAGATGTTAGAGATGCTTTAACAGTTGGTCAGTATTCTAATTTAACCATATTTTATGATTCGTTAAACCAAACATTTTCACAGATTGAATATAAATTGGAGGAAGAAATTAAGGACGATAGTACATTAGGTGGTGATGATGAAGAGGATCAAAAAAAATTACCAGTTCCATTAAATTTAGATAAGTATAATAGCAGATTGTATACTAGAGTGTCGGATCATGGAGCGTTAGGTGTGGGTAAACTAGGATTAGAGGCAACAGGAAGAGATCCAGTGGATCAAGCAAAGTCAATAGCGAGATATAATGCATTGTTTTCACAATCCTTAAACATTCAGGTGCCTTGTAACACAAATCTTAAAGTAGGTGATATAATACATTTAGAATTCCCTAGAGTACGAGGAGGAAAATCTGAAAATATAGACCCAAGTATGAGTGGAAACTATTTAATCTCAAGATTAAATCATCACATGCAAACAAACGCATCTTTTAGTTCTTTAAATCTAATTCGTGATGCTTATGGTTTCTCAAGTGCATATCCAGTAGATGCTTTACAGTCTTCAGATGATGAGATTGAACCCTTCCCTGTTAAATTAGAAAATGGTCGATACACTTCAACTGGGAAAAATTCTATCCTTCCTCTTGGGGGAGTTTAAAATTTAAATTAGCACATAAATAATAATGTACATACTGTACAAGGAGGCAAAATTATGAAAACCATAGAAGACCACATTCAACACGACAAGGAACTTCTTGCCGATCCAAATACATCAGAGCCAATGAAAAGGCACACGATAGAAGAATTACATGAACTTGAAGTTTATGCTGATCATCACCACGATGAGATTGAAGCAGGTGATCACCATGATCCAAATGCTTTAGAATTATTCTGTGAAATGCACCCTGATGAACCAGAGTGTTTAGTGTATGATGACTAATGATTGATCAGTTAGCGACTCTCGGAAAAGTTAATTCAATTGGTAGAGATGGATTCTTATGGTGGATCGGACAGGTCGCCCATAAGGATTCATGGAGGGAGGTGAATGCTGCTATTTCATTGAGAGGATTCAAGGGTAATAGAGTTAAAGTTAGAATTGTTGGTTATCATCCCTTTGATCCAGAAGGAAATATACTACCTGATGAGGATTTGCCTTGGGCAGAAGTTCTGGCAGATCCTTTTTCTGGAAGTGGTCAGGGTGGTATGTCAAAAAGTTTATCTTTAGTTGGCGGTGAAATGGTTCTTGGTTTCTTCTTGGACGGAGAGGACGCTCAACAACCAGTTATAATGGGTCTATTCCCAAAGTATGATAATGTAAAGAATACTTTTACAGCAGAAGAAATGAAGTCTCGTAAAAGTAGTGGATTTGAACCATTTGAAGCATATACAAGACCTAATAAAGATCAACCTGAAGCAGCCGCTGCTCATCTAGTATCAACTAGTGTTAATAACGGTGCTAATAAAAAGAAGTATGATAATAAAAAAATTGTAAGTGAACGTGTTAGTGATAGTAATAACGTTCAATATGAAATAGATAATGCAAATAAAAAACTTGAAAGAGATGCGAGTACTAAAGCACCAGCTTGGACTCCTTGTAAAAATGATGCCATAGGTAAGATAAGTCAACTTGTTAGTGATTTTATAGAGATATCACAAGGATGGGAAAGTGCAGGTGGATCTTGGGCTGACCCACTGACAAACACAATAATTGATATACAAGGTGAATTGCAATTTATAACTGGTCAGGTTCAAGGTCTTATTAGAAGCACCACGAACGAAATGAAAACTGGTTTATTGAAAGCAGTAAATAAAAAATTTAAAAAAGCTATAAGTGCTTTTAAGAAAGATCCAAAAGGATTATTTAAAGAGAAAAAAGCAAAAAATGCACAGAAGGGAATAGGAACTTTAATAGCTTGTGCTTTTGGTGCTGCACTTGGCAAGATTGGTGGTTTTCTAGTCAATATGTTTAAGAATCTTCTTGGTAAAGTATTAAATGGTGCAGTCTGTGCAGTTCAAGAATTCACAGCAGGTATATTAGCAAAAGTGTTTGATGTTCTTGAGAATTCTTTAGGAACAATTATGAGTGGATTGAATTGGTTATTGGGTGGATTTGATTCAATTAAAGGTGTCCTCAGAAGTGCGAGTGGTATCGCAAGCAAAATACTTGATTTTCTAAAGGGATGTGATGATGAGGCCTGTGCAAAACCATCAGCATATGCATCTTATATGGGTGCAAAATTGAGAGCACAAGATAATTACGCAGATACGATAGGTAAAGTTAATATATTATCTGGTATATCTTCAGCATTAAATCGTGCTAGTCGTGGAGGTGGAATCAGAGCAGGAATCAACAGTTTCTTTGGTGTTGGTGATGATGATGAAGCTATAAGTGGTCTTACACTCTTTGATGATGGAGACTTTCTCTTCCCAGACTGTGCAAGAAATAATGCAAATCCAACTTCACAAGCAGACATCACACCTACAAGACCAGGATTCATTTATCCAAAATGTTTGCCACCTGATTATGAAATCATTGGATCAGGTTCAGGTGCAGAGTTATTAATAGTTGTTGGTAATAGTCGTAGAATATTTTCAGTCGAGGTTATAAATGGTGGAAGTGGATACACTACAGATACGCAGATTACAATTATTGATAATACTGGAAATGGAAGCGGTGCAAATGTAAAACCAATTATAAAAGATGGTGTGATTGTTGAGACTGTTATCCTCTCAGCTGGATCTGGTTATTGCCTTGATACTAAATCAACTGTATCTGGAATTGGAACAAACGTAGTGGGAACTGTAACTAATGTTCACGTAGTAACACCAGGAATAAATTATGATCCAAATGATACCGTATCATTTGAAGGAGTAGATGATGGAACTAATCTACCAATCATAACAACTCCAAGTGGATCAATCGTAGGTATTAGATTCCCGTCAAATATTTCAACCGAATTTGATGCTGCTCCAGTCGTTATTGTTAATTCTCAAACTGGATCAGGTGCTTCATTCATACCAATTATGTCATTCAAAGGTCAATTTAAAACTGATGTTGGTGCTGATGAGAGAAGAGCAAAACCACTCATTGGTATTGAGCAAGTTATCGATTGTATTGGTGATAACAAAGAGGTGGTTGGGTATGTAAATGGTGTTCCTTATTCTGGGCCTTACCACGTAATGTCAACTGGTGTAAAAATGACAGGAGAATCACATAGTGGGACAGATTCAATAATTTATGATACAATGGA